GCTGCTTGGCGAGGGAACTCTGGACGGTCTGGTCCAGCGGCAGGGCGCCGGCCGGGGGTGCTTCGCGGGTCAGGATGACTGAACTCTCCGCGGGGTCCCAGTAGGCGCTGCGGGCCTTGCCACTTACGGCGGCCTCTTCCAGCGCCGGCAGTTCCTTCTCGAAGAAGCTGGCGTTGATGGCTTCCTGGTTGCGCTGCTCCAGGGTGGCCCCGGCGGACGGCGGCACGGCCTCCACATTGGCAGCGTTCGCCATGAGGTTCGGGTCGTATCCGGCCTTGGCCCCGGTAGCTGCTTCGGGGGCCGCGGCACGTCCAGCGCGGGTGGCTGCGTTCACGTCGAGCCGCTTCTGCCACTTCGCAGCCCCTTCAGCGTTCCCGCGGACACCCACGAGGGCGTCTACCTGCTCCTGGAGGGAGAGGTCGGGGCGCTGGGCGGTATCGACAGCGAGACCTGTGAGGTCGTCCGCGGCACCTGGCGGGGCCGCTTCGGGGGCCGTGGCGGGGGACTTGAAGAGCGGCTTCGCGGCCTTGATGAGGCCGAAGACACCCTCCAGTGCTGCGCCGACACCCGCGCCTTCAAGGGCAGCCAGCAGGCGGTTCTCGGCGTCAGTGTTCTCGTCCTTGGTCGCCAGGAACTCCGTCAGGGGGTTCTTCAGGGATGGGTATTGGTCACCCAGGTCCACGAGCATCTTCGAGAGGTTGCCCCCCTCGGTGTCGTAGGAGCCAATGTCAGCCACGGCGCCAGCCTGCATACCACGGACGGCATGTTGACCTGCGGTGGTGGCCCGGCGGACGGTGTTGGCCGCCTTCAGCGCCCCAGCGAAGGGCACAGCCCACTGCGTGATGCCCGCGCCCAGCTTGCCGCCAATGGTGTGCGGCTTGTCCACCACACGCTCCAGCAGGGCGGACGTGCGGGGGGCCTCCAGCTTGTAGTCGAAGAGGTTCTGTGTGAAGACGTTGAGGGAGTCATTGATGAGGCCCCCCACGGAGTCGTACAGGCCGGTGGTGGCGTGCGCCAGCGCGCGGCCGGTGTCCTTGGCCGTGTCCAGTACGTGGGCCGAGACGGACTTGCCTTCAGGCTCCGGAGCGGCTACAGGCGCGGGGGCTGCTTGAGGCTGCGGCTGGGATGCCGCCATCGCCTCCGCACGGGCCAGGGCAGCGTCCATCTCGGGCTGCTCCCGGCGCCGCTTGGTGGCGAGGTAAGTCGCGGTGATGTTGTCTGAGGACATTACTTTCCTTGTGAGCCGAAGTGGTCGGTGTACGAGTTCAATTCAGCGGGGGTGATTTGGCCTGCCCGTGCTGCTGCGATGGCCTCCCCGATGTTGTTGAAGGGGACGCTGCCGGCCGCTACGTTGGCTCGCTGGGAAGGTGAGAAGTTGTTGCGCTGCTTCTGGTAGCGGTCTGCTATCTCCATCGCCACGGCAGTCGCCTCGTCCGGGCGCCGGGTCTTCATGGCGTTCACGTAGTCAATCTCGGCGCGTGCCTGGATGTTGCGGTCGAAGGGTGTGCCCACCTGCATGAAGTCCATGTCGTTCGCAGGGCGCGGACGCAGGACGGTGCTGAGGTAGTCCTTGGCGCCCCGGTAGAGGGGGTCGTTGAAGACGCTGTTCTCGCGCGCGGCGGCGGCGTTCGCGTTGGTGGCTGCCAGGCGGCGGGCCTCATCCACTGCGGCCTTGTTCTTCGCGATGAGCCCCATCTTCTGGCCGCGGGTGATGTCGGCCCCGAGGATGGTCTTGAGCGGCAGGTTGCCTTCGAGGGCGCGCGGCAGGAGACCCATCTCGGTATCGAGCTGGTTGATGCTCGGCTTGCCGTCCACCTTCTCAGTCAGCAGCTTCTCGTACTTCACCAGCTCGGAGGCGCGAGTGAACAGGCCGGCGGCGCGGTGCTGCTCGAACATCCGGGTGGCCTCCTTCGGGTCCTCTGCATTGAAGACCTCCAGCATGGCGACATCCTGGGCATCTTCACGGGCCGCACGCGCAGCCTTCTCGGCGGCCCCTTGACGGGACAGGAAGACGTTGGTGGCGTGGAGCTGGGCCTGGTCAATCTTCTCCTTCCACGCGGGGTCGAAGTAGAGGCCGGCAGCGCCATCAGCCTGGGGGCGCTTGAACATGTCATAGATGCCGAAGTTGCCCTCGTCACCCAGGCGCTTCACAGCGGCGAACTCAAGGTCCTGGTAGCGCGCTTCAGAGACCCCGAGGTTGGCGCCGAGGTAGCCCTTGATGCTGTCCCGGTATTCCTGAGGAACAGGCTGGCCTGCGGAGACATAGGCACCGATGCCGCCTGTCAGCAGCTCGACTGCGTTGGACTCTACATCGGCCACCACACGCTTCGTCTGGTACTCCTTGTGGTCCTTGCGGAGTTTCAGCAGGGCCGGCGAGAAGGTCTCCTGGTGGCCCGCGGTGAAGGCCCCCTGCGGGACGCCCTTCATCTTGTCCGCTGCGTAGCTCTTGATGAACCCCTCCAGGTCACCGTTCTCCTTGTCGAAGGTGGTGTCGTACTTCTGGAGGATGTCGGCCTTGTCCCGCTCGCCCTCGATGGAGCCCTTGAGGGTCATGTAGCCGTTGACGAAGGCTTCGCCGCGGGCCTTGTCTACATCCTCGCCGCGCGCTGCGGAGTGCTTGCCGTCCTGCCGGCTCTTGTCGTCGATGACATCCTTGGCGTCAGCGTAGTCCTTGAGGCCTGCGTTGAAGCTGCTGAGTCCGTTCAGGAGCCCGTCAAGGTCTCCGCCGCGGCCTGGCATGGCGCCACTGCTGAAGTCAATCTGGCGGGCCTCCACGGTGGTCTGCACGCCCTGCCCGCGTTCGGCTGCGGTGTTGGGCTGGCTGCGGTCACGGATGCGGGAGTCTGCTTGGCGCGGCATCAGGAGACTGCCTTCGCTTGGGCTTTCTTGTGGCCGCCATAGGCCGAGACACCTGCCCCGGCAATCTGGAGGCCAGTGCCCACCAGTGAGGGACGCTTGATGCCGGCCATGTCAGCCTTGATTCTGCGGTTCCCCGCGACGGCCTGCGAGCCTGCCTGCTGGCCCGACTTGAGGCGGTTCGCTTCGATGGTGGCGATGTCACGCTGGGCGGTGTTCTCGGACTCCTGCTCAAGGCGGTCTTCAGTGGCCCCCATGAGGCCCGACTCGGCGCCTGCTGTTCTCATGCGGCCGAGTTCCCGCAGCCACTCGATGTGGCGCTGCGAGGATTCGTCCATTGCTGCCTGGTTCTGCTGCTCGTAAAGCTGGGAGGTCTGGATGTTCTCCATCTCGGCGCTGGACTGCATGGCCTGCTCTTGCCGCTTGGCTGCCTTGTTGCCTTCGGAGTATTGAACGGCCCCACTGACAGCGGAGATGGCAAGCATGGCGATGGTTGCGGGTTCACACATGGCTGTACCTGTAAAATTGAATGAAGGGGGCCTTGCCTACCCCGAAGTCCGGGATGGTTTCCCCGAAGGAGAACCCGATGTGGCGCAGCCAGCGGATGTGGACAGCGTTCTCGGCATGGACGAAGTTGGTGAGGAGGGTGTACTGCTTCTCGTAGCGGGCGAGCATGACCTCCCCGAGCTGGATGAAGGTGCGCAGGTCGCGGGTTAGAGCGTCGGTGCCCACCATCCAGGGGACACCCACGCCTTCGGAGAACGATGCACAGCCGCCGAGAACCACGACCTCGCCGTCGAGTTCCCCTGCGAGGTTCTCTCCGGGGGTCTCTACAGCGCGACGCAGCGTGGCCTCCACATCGGGGCCGGCGGCCAACTCCAACTCCAGGAGGTCGGCCTCGCGGAGCCGCGGCATGATGGCGATAACGTCATCATGGGTGGCCTCCCGGATGACCAGCACGCCACTCATCGGCGGGCCTGCATGGTCATCTCGCCGTCCCACTCCGCACCTTGGAAGATGCTCGGCAGGGGGGTGTCGTTGACCAGCTCGATGATGACGCCGCGTGCGGAGGACATGATGGGGAAACTGTGGGCGCCCGAGGCGGGCGTCATGGAGCCCAGCAGGGTCCCGAGGGTGCCCAGCTTGCGACTGAGCCAGACGTAGGTGAGGGTGTCTCGCGCCACCGGCGTCACCTCCACGCGGAAGTAGCTGCTGTCCACGTAGGAGAAGCGGATGCGGCGCAGCTTCAGCTTGGCGGAGGCGATGCTCACCCCGTCACCATCCTTCACGTACTGCTCGGAGAGACGGTAGCGGGCCTCGTACTGGACGCCCAGGATGGCGACACCCCCGCTCCAGTTGCCGGTGGCCTCAGCGATGTATGGCGTGGCCCCCTGCGTGGTCGTGATGACCTCACCCTCGCGGCTCGGGAAGGCGTCCCCGAGGACAGCCTGCACGGTCCCCGCGTAGGGCCACGGCAGGGTCCAGCGCGTCTTGTTGACGGTGGCGTCGTAGACACCTGTGCGGGACACCTTGCGGTCCAGGGCGGCGGCGAACGGGAGGCCCGCATCGTGTTTGGCGTGCTGGAACTCCATCGCCTCCAGGTAGATGCCGTCTGAGCGGCGGATGACGAAGTGCGCCGCGGTGCCGATGAAGTCACAGCTCAGGATGGTGTCCCCAGCATCGAAGCGGAACTCGCCCCACGCGGACTGCACCTTCTCGTCGGTGCCCCACATGTACTTGTAGGCGTAGACGCTGTTGGGCTTCTCGCTGCTGAGGACCAGCAGGACATCTTCGGAGTTGCTCACAGCCAGCTTGAAGACCCCTGAAGGGAGATAAGCGGGGACGTGGGCGGTGATGTCGGCCGCGTCGTTGACCTGGGAGTCCTGCTCGATGAAGTATTCCCGCAGGCTGGAGTAGCCCCCCTTGTCGGTGACGAAGAATAGCTCCGAGCCGGCGCCGACAGGGCGACAAATGGAGGAGCTATCGAACTCCGTTACGGGGTCCGCCTTGACACTGCGGGGGGTCAGCACATCGCCCCCTGTGAGCTGGAACTGCGTCTGGTCCGAGAACATCATCAACACCTTGTTGAAGGGGATGGCGTGGTTCAGGATGGAGACCTTGGTGTTAGCTACCGTGGTGTCGATGGGGTCTGCATCGGTGACTGCGGAGGCCGACTTGGCGAAGAAGCCGAAGTAGTCGCCCACCTCCGAGAAGACAGCGTTCTCATCCGACAGCAGCCCGAGGCGGTTGCGGTAGAGGAAGATGTCGCGGATGCGCCGGCCCACGAAGGAGGGCTGTGGGTTGGACAGATCATCCCCCACCTTCCGCGGGGTCCACTCGAAGGTGCTGAAGGTGAACGTGGCGTCCCCGTTGCGGACCAGCTTGTGGGGCATGGTGGCGGCATTGAAGCTGGTGAGGGACCCCGGCTTGGGGCATTCGATGTAGCTCTTGGAGGCGGCGTCGTAGCGCACGTAGTAGCCGCTGCCTTCCTTGCCGGGGTTGGCCGAGACGTAGACGATGTAGCCGTCCCCGAGGTTGGGCGGGAGGTCGGAGAACAGCGCCACGGAATCCTTGACCACCTTCATGGTGGCACTGCCGTAGTCGTCGGAGGCTGAGAGGACCCAGGCCGCGGCGTCTGCCTTGGCAATCTTCAGGATGTTGTAGGCCGGCTTGGTGACGGCCCAGCCTGCACCGAGGTTGGTGGTGAGGGCGGCACGCATCCCGTCCACCACGCTTGTGATGTCCGCCGAGAGTCCACTATAGGTGGCCTTGACGACACCACCCACGCTGATTTCCATCGAACGCTGCACGCCGGCCCCGTAGTATGAGAACACCACGTAGCCTTCGTTGGCGTTGGCGGGGGCGGTAGTGGTTCCCATTGCCACGGTGACCGTCTTGTTGACGATGAACGTATGGTCCGCGACGGTGACCACGGAGAAGTCCTGGCGGGGGTTTGCAGCAGCCAGATAGGCCTTCCCGACAGGGAAGCTCACGGTCTGCTTGGCGCCGGTGGCGGAGTCGAACACCTCCAGGTCGCCGTTCACCAGGACCACGGTGTATCGTTCGGCGGCGTCCCGGTTGATGGTGTGCACGAGGGCACTGGCGGAGGCCGCTGTGGAGAGCTTGGCTCGGAACTCAGTGGGGGGGCGCTTGCGCAGGCCGACAGCCACGGTGGGGTAGAAGTTGACGCTGGCCTCGCACTGGGAAGGGAGGCGGAGCTGGGCTGGCTGCTGCGAGACCCCGTTGAAGAGGCTCGGGATGGGTCTGTTGATGAGCGCCATATCAGCGGGACAGGGTGGTTATGACGGAGGCGCTGCCGGAGAACATGTTGTAGCCGCCAGTGTCCCCTTCGTGTTCCTCCATGATGCTGCGGGCAGCGCCTTCCTCCTCGGCGGAGAACTGGAACTGCGTCTCGGAGCCCAGGTTGCGGGCCTGGTAGACACGGGAGGCTCGAATCATGATGTAGTGGCGGGCCACCTGCGGCAGCTCGTCCCACGGCAGCAGGAACACCAGCGTGGCGGTGAGGTCCTTGGTGAAGACGTAGGTGTGTGCCACTGCGTCGTACAGCTTGAGGCCGCGGGAGATGAGCTTCATGTCCCCGTGCGTCTTGGTGAAGACCGCGCGGATGCAGTGGGTCGGCAGGGTGATCTTGGCGGAGACATCCCGGTTCAACGGGTAGTCCTCCTCGGTGTTGAACTGCCAGCCGTGCGCGAGGACCTCACGGCTGATTTCATTGAGGGTGGCTTTGGCGGAGGCCACATCGGCCAGGCCAGAGACTTCTAAAGAGTTGATGCTGGACTCGCCGATGGACCCCAGCAGGGTGTTGATGGCTTCCAGTTCGGAAGTCAGTGCGGTGGTGGTCATGTGGTCCCTTAGAGGGGAGAACGAAAAAAAACCCGCCCTCCTGATTGAGCTTGGAGAACGGGTTTAGGGGTGCTACTTAGGCCGTGGTGATCTTGCCTTCAACAGCACACTCGGGACGAAGGATGCCGTGCCCAACTGCGTACTTCGCAATCAGCAAGGTGCCCTGGCGGCGAATGTCGTACTGCATCTCTTGAGCCAGGTCCAGCAGCTTCACGGTGCCTGCGGCCTGCTTCGTCATCAGCAGGAACGCGGTCAGGCTGAAGTCGCCCTGATAGGCGGCCGGCCCGGTAGCGACGTTGGTGCTGGGCAGGTGGTTGGTCTTGATGATGTTGGCACCACCGATGGACAGAATCTTGCCATCTTTGTAGTTGCCGTTGCCATCCGCCCAGTCACGCGACAGCAGGTTCGTGTCCTGAGCCAGCAGGTAATACTGCGCCGGCTTGACGAAGCAGTTCTTCTCTTCACCGTTCGGGATGTCCTTCTCGTCCAGCGCTTGCACACCAGCGTAGATGCCACCAGCCAGGGCGGTTGAGGAGGTGCGGTACAGGTTGGTGGCCGAGGTCAGCACGGAGCCCCCAAAGGCGCCGGTCACGGTTGCCGAAGCACGGGCAGCCAGCAGACCCACTTGCAGGACGTTCTTGTCCCAGTTGGCCGACAGCGCGCGGCCACACTCTTTCGAGTAGCCCGAGCGGACATCGTAGTGGCTCTTCGCTTCGTCGATGTTGGCGATGAAGGCGCTGGAAATCAGCAGGTCATCAATGGTGATGATGCGCTCTGCCACGTTGGAAGCCTGACCAACGATTTCGGCACCAGGGGTATGGTAGCCCGAGGTGACCTTCCAGGTGGCCGGGAACTGAGCCGACTTGCCGCTGGAGATTTGACGGACGGTGTGTTTGTCCATCACGACGTTGTTCTCTTCAAAGGCTGCGAGAACTTCGCCGCCGAAGACCTTCAGGAACAGTGCGTCAGTAGCGCCTGCGCCATTGACTTGACCGAAAGCGAGGACGGATGCGTTTGCCATGTAGTGTGTTTCCTAGGTTCGCCGCATTGCGCGGCTGGGGGTGGTGAGGAAAATAACCCCGCGAAGTGAGCTTGAGTCAGAGGCTCGCGGGGTCGGTGCTGCGGAGGGTGATGCTTAGAACGCGGTGGTGGAGTTGACGCGGTGCTGGACGGAGGCGCGGAAGGCGGGGTCCTTGGCGTAGCGTGGATCGCGCATCTCGGCCACCATCTCGGCCTTGGATGCGTAACCGCCGGAGCCTGCGTTGGCGTTGCGGCCGCCGAGGAGCGCCGGCTGGCGGCCATAGGCGCCTTCAAACTTGGAGCGCAGGGACTCGACCGCCTGGAGGGCCTCTGCTTCGGTCCCTTCAACAGCGTTGTTGTAGGCGTTCAGCTCTGCCGCGGAGAGGCCGGTGCGCGCCCACTCCTGCATGTTGGTGAACTGCTCCTTACCGCCGGCCGCTTCAAAGGCGCGTGCGGTGAACTGTTCAGCAAGCGCTACCTGGCCTGCGATGTGGCTGTCCACGACATCCTTGTCAAAGCCGGCCTTCGCCAGCTTCTCGTAGGTGGCTGCGGACAGCTCGCCCGCTTCGTTGTACTCGGTGGAGAGGTCGCCGTAGTCGAAGCCTTCAGCGGCCAGAGCGGCCTTCGCTGCGTCATCGTCTGCCGGGGTCGCCTTCGTTACTGCTGCCAGGAGGGCTTCAGTGTTGACCGCGCCCGTCTCGGCATCCCAGTATTCATCCGGCACGTTGTCGGGCTTGGTGGCCTTGATGCCGGTTTCGTTGGCTGCCTGGGCGGACTTGGCTGCTGCCTCATCCACCTTCGCGGCCATCACCGTATCGTGTTCGGGGCTACCCGGAACTGGAGCGATAGCGTCCGCCATCAATTATCCTTGCGGAAGGCTTCGTGGGTGCCCAGCTTGTCGCCGCGCGGGTCCGCCTTGGGGTCCGCCTTGGGGTCCGCCTTGGTGACCTTCTTCGGGTCCACTTTCGGTTGTTCGGTGGGGGCTGCTGCTGCGGGGATTGCGTCTGCCATGTGGCGGTTCCTTATTGAGGAGGGCCAGCGGGGGCTTCTTCGCCACCCATCTTGCCCATCTGATTGATTGCGTTGGGGCCAAGCTGCTGCGCCAGGGACATCATCTGCTCCTGCTGCTCACGCTGGGCTATCTCTTCGGGGGTCGGGATGAGACCCTTCATGTCGATGCCGCGGGCTGCGCCTGCACGCTTGATGTAGTCAGCCACGTTCAGGTTCTTGGCGATGACTTCAGGGCCGAACACCGAGATGTCCTGTAGGAGACCGGAGAGTTTCGCCAGGTCACTACCGCGGCCGATAGCTTCGATGCCGGTAGTGATGGTGGGCTTGACGGAGTCTTTAGGAAGCTTCGGCAGGCGTCCTTTAGATTCCATCTGAGCCATCTTCACGGTGATGAAGGGGAGCTGGAATTCCTGCGACAGGGAGGAGTAGATGCCCCCCAGTACCGCTTCGAGTTCCTGTGCCATGTACCGGATTTCCTCGGCAGTGACACGCTCACCTTTACGCTGGATTGCTGAGTTCAGCAGGAACGCATAGGAGAGAGCTTCCTTCAGCTCGGTGATGGTTTCCTTCGCTACCCGGAGGTCCGCGAACTTGTCCATCTGAAGGACCGACACGTCCTGGGCGTTTCCTTCGCGGATGTCACCGGACTCGCTCTCAGCGAGAGTGCGAATCTTGGTGGTGGCGTTGGGGCGGACCAGGAAGAGGACCTTGGCGGCGGCGGCGGAGGCCTGAACGATGGCCTTAGAGAGACCTTCAAGGGTCTTCAGGTCGCCGAGGTACTCCTCGACATAGCCACGACCGTAGTCCTCACCGTCCATCTTGATGAAGCGGAGGAACAGCCACGGGCTCTTATCCGCAGGGTAGGTGCCATCAGAGCCAGCGAGGCGGATGCCGTCGATTTCCTGATAGATTTCCCAGCCCTTGTCGGTGCGGTAGATGTGCGTGAAGAGTTCCTTCGCGTCCTGCTCGTGGGCAGCCTTCGCGGGGTCGGCATCACGGAGGACCTGGGCACGGACATTCTCGGGGAGGGCCAGGGCGGAGACGTTCTCGCGGACGATGCCTTCGAGGACGTTGCCCATCGGGTCTCGCTTGACCACGTAGCGGTCCATGCGGTAGACCTTGAGGCCGCCTTCAGGGGGCACGAAGACGAGGACGTTGCCGGCCACGATGAGATGCTTCATGGCCTCGAACACGGAGGCGCGGGTATCACTCGCCTCAATCTCGCCCATCACGGCCCGCTCCATGCGGTCGAGGGCCTCTTCGATGTTGGCTCTCATGCCTTCCTTTCCTGTCATCTGCTCCAGCAGGAAGTCGTCGATGACGATGCGGAAGAAGGAAGAGCCGGCGGGGAGAATCGCCAACAGGAGCCGCGAAGCGAGGTTGTTCACGCCGCGGGCGCCGGTAGACTGGAAGGGCGTAGGCAGCTTGGTGGAGCCGGTAGCGCCACTGGGGGGAAGCAGGGTGGGGAGCGTCAGCTTGGCGCACTCTCGCCCACGGTCCAGGTAGGGGCTGCTGTCCGTCTCAAGGCGTGCGAACTTGGCCTTAGCGGTTTCCTGGAGGGTCATCAGCCAGGGCCTACTTGATCTTCAGGCCGCCGGTGCCGCCGAGGTCCACACGCAGGGCGCGGCGGGCCTTGCCACTCTTGCGGGAGTTGGTGGCCCCATCGGTGCCATCGTCAACTCCGTCCGGCAGCTTCAGGGTGGGGGGAGGCGGGGGAGGCGGGGGGGG